ACTTCCCCGTCTAAATTAAGAGCAACAGCCATACAACCGGAAGCACCGCCGAAATTGTTTATCTCGATGAAGTTGTATTCGGCGTCTAAAATATTTAATCCGTCGTTAGCCGCAATAAAGGTATTTGCCCAGTGGAAACTGGCTAAGCTTGAAACCTCAAACATGAACTGCGGTACCGCCCCGCTGATATCGCAGGCGCGGCGGTAGAAGAAGACGCAGCATGAATTCACGTAATCGCCGAACTCCTCTCCGGTCAATTCGCGAATGCTCCATCCGGCCTGCTTGACCGGATGGCTGGATGGATGCCAGCCGCTTGAGACGTTGCCGTCACCGTCGAACAGATAGATCCCGGCCCCGAGCTTCGGGCCGACCTCGCGCATGGTCTTTTCCAGCCAGATCCTCTGCACCGTCGCCGGGCCCTCGCAGACGTGAATAAGAAAGCTCTTCACGGGGACGTAATAGCCCTCGATTATCTCGGTATACCCTTCGTCCCAGACCCCGATCACGTTGCCGGCCACCTGTTCCGTGCCGTAGACCTTGCTGACCGCCCCGCCCTTCTCGGCCCTTTGGAGCGGCATGTTGCCGTAGGTCCTGCCGCCCCTTCTGGGCTTACGGGCGAGCTGGCCGGCAAGCCAGGCCGAGCCGTAGGCGAGCGCGGCGCTGACGCCCACTTCCACGAACAACGCTCCCAAGACGGCCCAGAAAGGCATCAGAAGACCTCCAGCGGATCGGGGATCAGGGAAAAGCCCCGCCAGTTGATCTTGTTGTCGTATTTGTCCCGGCAGGTGGTAGTCACACCGTCGCAGCCGGGATACAGCTCGTAGGCATCGCCGGCGAGTATCTTATTGGCGAAGGGCCAGAAGATCGTCGTCACACCCGCCGCATCGGCAAGGATCGGCCGGCTGAGGCCCGCGTTGTCGCCGCCGGTCATCTTCAGCTCGCCCTGCTCGTAGAACGTCGTATCGGCGGCGGGAGTTGCGCTTAGCTTGACGTTATTGCCGCCGCTGGCGAGGACCTCGTTATCGACGAACTGAGTCCCCTGCAGCTCGACGTACCAGATCGTGCCCGTCGTGGCCGTCGCATAGACGATCTGGACGATAACGCCCGTGCTGGCGCCGACGCTTCCCGTCACCGTATCGCCCCGCGAGAGCGTGGCCGCCGCATCGTCGAACGCCGCCTTATAGACCGACCCGCGAACCGTATCGACGAGGGTCAGGGCCGTGCCGCCCTCTGCTGTCCCCGCATAGGCGTAACCGGCCGCCGTCAGGCCGCAGGTCGCATCGAAGACGGCGTGATTGCAGCGGTCCTGAAAGACGTGGCGCGGGACAACGATATTGAGGCTGCCGAAGATCGAGCGGTTGGTGACCGTCAGTACGTTGGTATTAAAGGCGACCTCGGGCCTTCCCACGAAGATCACAATCTCCTCATCGGCGGCGTAGTCCGCATCCCAGCGGATCCGCCTGGTGGTTATCGTAGCCGACTCCAAGGCCTGCTTGTGGATCGTATCGGCGAAAGGGCCGCTGATATTGGCGATGTTCAGGGTGTATTTGTCGAACTTGCCGTCCGAGTTTCTGCGGATGGGCCCGCGCTTCATATCGAAGCTGCTGTAAAGATCGGAGCCGGCGTTCCATCTAAGATCATTGCCGTGCGTACTCAGCCGCACCGTCTGGCCGTTGGCTAAGGCAACGTCGAAGATCTCGGCGATCCTCAAGGTGTTGGACTCGATGGCCGCCTGAAATTGAGCACTTACAGAATACACGCTATACCATTTTCTATTTACTATTGACTATTGACTACGCGCTCGACGAGCTGCTGCTGGAGCTGCTCGACGATGAGCTGGAGCTGCTGGAAGAGCTCGAAGAACTCGACGAGCTGCTGCTGGAGCTCGAGCTGCTGCTCGATGAGGTCTCTGCGTCCGTCACCAGGTGGATCCCGTGAGCGCGCCACAAGTTCGGCGTGAACTTCGTCTGATCGTACTTATCGAAATCGAACCGCACCCGAAAATAGAACTTGTACGTGACAGTCAATATCCCGGCCGACGGTTCGTTGCCGGCCGACCAGGTCATTATGCCCGTCGTATCGTCCAGGACGAACTGATCGGCCCCGGGTCCGGATTCGACCTCGGTCTGGGCGCCGTCTACGTCGTGACTAACAACCGGAGCGTAAGTCGCGCCCGGTACGATGTCGGTTTTGTTCTCGGTCCAGGCCTCGACCTCGCCCGGATAATACGTCTTGACTAATTGATAGCTTGCACTTGTGCCGTCGGTGACGATCTGCTCGGAGCTGCACAACTGATCCGTGCGATCGAGGATCAAGAATGTGTGGAACTTGCCCTTGGCCCTGTTGACAAGCTCGAGGAATTTCTCTTGCCCGGCCTGTTTCAAAGCGTCGAAGTTTATATACCAGTGCCATACCGGCTGGCTGAGTAACTGGTTTCGCTGCGAGGTCCGCGTTGTGAGGCCGAGCTTGACGACGTCCGTCGCCCATTCGGGCGACTTGACGATAGGATACATATCGCTGTGCTCGGCGTTTACGAAGCTGTAGATCTCGATCATCATAGATCGTCCCTCCGCATCTGATCGTTGCCTCGCATCTCGGCCCGTAATTCGGCGACGATCTGGGGGATCTTGCCGTGGATAAACGATATACCCGTCTGATTGTCGATGGCGTTTAGGTTGAGAGTCAGATTGATCGGCCGCTCGCCGCCGCCGCGCCCGCGTTTTATGCCGTCGACCGTCGATTTGGGCAGCACCCACTCGCCGGGCGTCAGCCACGCCGGCACCGTGTCGGTTCCTCTCGGCCCGCCGAGACCGCCGGCGGCGTAGAGGGGCTTGACCAGGCCGCCGGCGCGAAAGCCGTGAACTCCGCCGGCCCCCGGCGTTGCGGCGTTTACCTTAGCACCGACCGGCGTGAACAGGCCCGTCACCAGGGCCGCTATCCCGGGCCCGGCCGCCGCGTCCCAGACCCGCATCATGGACGCCTGCATCCGGGCCTTGGCTAAATTCAAAAAGAAGTCCTTAAAGAAATCGCTCACCACCTCGCCGGCGCTCTTCGTCTTGTCGATAAAGGGATCCCACATCGTCGCGAACATCCCCTCGGTAGTCCGCATGAACGCCTCGGCATGGTCCATCATCGCAAGATACGGCTCCTGGGTCCGTTCCTTCATCTCGGCTGTGTAGTTTACCATCGCATTCATGCGCGAACGCTGTAGGGTCAGGATCTCATCATGAAGGGCGCGCTCCGCAGCGGCCACCTCCTTTAGCTTGTACTTGTTGGCGTCCACGTATTTCTGAAGGTTCGCGATCCGCTCGATCCGCGTCAGATGGTCCATGTGGCGGACCGCATCGATATGCTGTCGGGTAGTCTCCAGGAACGCCTTGCTCTGCTCGGTATCGAGCAGCTTGAGGTTGCGGGGCTCGGCGCCGGCCCATACCTCGGCCCAGGAGCGCTTGGCGCTGTCGGTATCCGCCGCCAGCTTCTGCATCCCCAAACTCGCCCGGTCAATAGCGAGTGAGTCGAACTGCGGTTTGCTTCGTGCCGACAATGGCTGCATTTCGCCCTTGTCAAAAGCTCTCCCGCCCAGGATGCCCAGGAGCGGCTGATATGTCCCCATAAAGTCATGCAACATTTGGCCGCGAAGGCCAAACACATTCTTTGTGACGCTGACCAGCGCAGACTCAAATTCTTCAGCCGCTTTATTGTAAGTGGCCACAGCCCATTCGCCCATCGTGATTTTGGCCGAGTTGAATCGCTGCTCGAGTATTGCGAGCTTCGCGGAGGTGGTGTCCATCGCCTTCGCGAAATTTTCCTCAGCCAGCCTGGTGCTATTAGTTATGAACTCGTAATTCGCACTGGCGGCACCGACATTCTCAAATGCCGTCGCAAGGCCGATAAAGCCGCGAAGATTTGGCATTAACGCTTCAAGCTGTTGAGCGTTTGCCTTGTTGAGCTTCTCGAAAATCGTTATTAGCCCCTTGCCCTTTAGTGATGTCTCATCCAATTCAAAGCCGAGATTTTTCGCTGCCAGTCTGGCTTCGGCCGTAGGATTTTTGAACGTCATCAGCATGTTCTTGAGGGACATGACAGCTTTATCAATCGTAAGGGTCTTGGATAGGGTCGCTAACGTTGCGCCGAGCGCCTCAATTTCAATGTCGAGCAACGCGGCTGGGCCCACCACATTGCCAATACTGGCACTCAAACCCTCAAAGTCCATTACACCTTTTCGGACTGTCGCATGTAAAACATCGTTGATCCTGGCTGCCTCTTTGGCTTCCAGGTTGTACCCTTCAAGTATTCGGATGGTCGCCTGCGTGGTTATATTGGCAGTTGTAAAGCCACCTTTCGCTGAACGCACCGTAGTCTCAAGGACCTTCATTGCTTTCGACGCTTCTATTTCTGCGCTTAATAGATCGTACAGGCCGGTGGTGAGCGACTCCATGCTTTCTCCGTACGTGACCGACATTTTCCTTAATTCGTTCGCATACGCGGGCATGTAACGCATCGACATGTTATCGAGCATAGTCGAAATCTTGGCGAGCTGTTTTTCATAGCTGACAAATTCCTGAACGGAACTCCGCATGAACGAGTTGAGCATATACATCCCGCCGCCGACGCCGATCAATCCGAGAATACTGCGAGAAAAACTCGTCACTGTCCGCTGGGTCCGGCGCATGTTCGACTCGAACGATCGCATCCCGTACCGCGAGCGGTCGCGTGCGATAAACTCGAGGCCGACTGTTGTTGATAATGCCATTTGCGATTTTCTATTTTCTATTTTCGATTTGCGATTGTCTTAAATAGTGCTAAGATTTCTTCGTCCGTCTGATCGGGTGTTGGCTCGAAGTCGAACATCTTTATAATGTCGGCAAATTTCATCTTACCTCCCTGGGCTACTATGATCGCCTCGCAGATCCTCGCCGCCCGGTAATCTGCACGCTTTTCACCCCAGGGCTCTATGCGCTCAAGCAAATACCAGTCGAAAGCCTCGGCGGTGTCCATCTCGGCATCGACCCGTGCCTTGGACCATCCCAGCGTAGCCGCTATTCGGTACCGGAGTCGTCGCTCTGGATCTTCCCGGAGTTTTTTACCAGTTCCTCCATATCAGCAACCGTCATCCGGCTGACGTTCCGGGCCTTTAGATATATGGGCTCAGTG